CGCATTTTCAGCTACGTGCTTATACATACCGCCGTTGCCAACTATAATACTACCTATTTTAACGTACTCTGCAAATACGCTATGCCAAAGCACAGGTTTAATATATTTTGTAGTCATCAAGGCATACAATCCTGTTAAAGTGTCATTGTCAAAGTCAGTTAAAATCTTTTCATATAGTTTTGTTCCTAAAACATTTTCTAAAACCATCACTTGAACGTCATCAATAAAGTTGATAAACTTATCGCTGTCCACGTTACCGCCCATTGGCGTGTTTAGTCTTATCTCTTCGGAGTTTATTAAGTAAATTGCCATATTATTTATTGCTATGTGGCGCTATTGAAACGTCTGAGTTATTTGTTGGTACTTTAAATCCTCGACTTCGTGCTGCTGAAGTGCTTATGGTTTTAGCTAAAGGACTATTCACATCAACACCGCCACCACGTTTTAAATAAATTTCTCTTTGCCATTTATGTTTGCAAGTTCCGTTTGGAAAATTAGCACTCATTCTGCCGCCACCTTTCCATAACCAAATTGAGTAGGAATTTGTACCATTTAATCCAAAGCCATCATTAACGCCCTGTCTATCCATTTGTAAAATATCCTCTTTGCGATATAGTTTATCGGCACGTACCATTTTAGCGCAAAATTCTCTTGTGTTTGAACTAACGTTTCCAATGTATCTGTATCTTATTACAATGTCTTGGCTGTCTTGCTCACTATTTGAGTTGGGTCTTGCCACCCCTGTTGATGTCGCAAATTTAAGAGATTCAAATACTAAATCGTCAGTTTCATAGTCCACCTCATTATAAGCTAATAAGGCATATTTTTCTAAATCTACATCTTCGCCAAAGCTAATTACGTGGTCTGCTAACTCAGGTGTCGCTTCGTTATGGTCTGAAAAACAAACGTGATTAAATAAATTTACGTCTTCTTGTAATAGTTCATTTTCATCGACTACGTTATCAACTACTTTAGAAATTAATGCATCGTCAGTACTGTTGTATTTTTCCCTTAATGGAATAAAATATAAATCAGTTTCTAAACCATTAAATTCTAATAATTCTTTTATTTCGTCAATAAAAAAGTTTTGCTTCGGGTTTATTTTGTAATCCTGTACTAACTTAGACTGTACATCTAATTCGTCTGCGTTGTTTGCAAAGCCGTTACCGTTGTTTATTCCAAATAGGTTAGGATATGCACCATGCGAAGTTATAATCTGCTGACGTGCTTCTTTAGTTAAAAACTCCCATTGTGAATGCGCATCATTAACTTCTAAAGGTACAACAGTTACCTCTACATCTTTGCTGTCGTTAAATGACAAAATAAACTTACCAGCATTAGTACTGCCAGTTAGTTTTCTCTTTATCATTACTTCAACTTCATTTTTTTGCTCGTCTGTTAAATTGCCACCGTTATTAAAGTTAATAATATAACCGAATGAAAGACCATTAGTAATGTGGTTAATGCAATAGTTGCTTATCTCCTCCTCCATTTGAGCGTATTGCAAACCTTGCACGTAACTTGGTAACGTATAATAGTTTTGACCTTGTTGGTGTGGAACTACCGATTTAACCATTAAAGGTGCTGTTAATTGTCCTTTAAATTCAGGTATAAATTCAGGTTTGTTTGTATTTGTATTTTTCCAATCTTCAGAATACCACGCGCCATTTATATCTCCGTTTTCGTCTATTTTATCACGCCCTGTTTTTTCTGCTGGTAAGTGTAAGATTTTAGCAATTTTTTTACTATCTCCTTTGCTTCTTAGAATTTGCATAAAGAAATAACCAAATAGTAAAAAATCATTCAAACATTTTCTTTGCTCTCGTTTTGGGAATATTTCTGCAAGGTCGGCATAAACTTCTTTTTTACCATTTATAGACAAACCTTTGCCGTAAAGTAATTCGTTAAACACTTCTAATATAGAGCCATTTGTAGGACTTCCTATTGCGCGCTCTATTACATACTGTGGAAAACTATTTTTGTCGCCATTTAATACCCACTTACGCCCTATGTATTCTTTTATGTCAGGCTTAATGTAATTAGAAAATTGTATAAGTTTAATATCACTCATTTATTCTATAATTTTGTTTAGATTGTGCCGTAGCAAATAGCTTACCCCTAAAGATAATTAAATTATTATGCTTTATTTCTAAGTAGTAAGTGCTATTTTCAGTAAAGTTTGCGTTTGTTTTAAAAGATAAACGCCCATCAAACTTAACTACATCAGTAACGCTATGCGTTAGCACCTTTCTATTATCTTCGTTTTCTATAATAACAGCAATATTAGTAGTTATGTCTGAGTAATATCTTGGTATTGCCTCAATTTCATTTATACTAATTGTATTGTTTACTACTATCATAATTATATAACGTAAAACTGTGATTTTTGTTAAAAAAGAAAACGCCCTAAAATAAATTAGAGCGTTCACTACCTTAAAAACTAAAACTAACTAAATAAATTACGGTGCTATATTTGTTGCGCTAACTAAAGCCAACAAAGCTGTAATTGTTGAAGCATCTAAACTTGGTGCTGGCTTTGTTTCAGTTGCAGTTAATACTAAATTATAACCGTTAAAATCGCCTTTAGCACCTCCTGACTGAATGTCGCCAGTTGCTACCGTTCCATCTTCAATTCCAGCTATCTTGTATTCGCCGCTTCTGAATTGTACTACTACGATTGGTCTTGCTTTTACAATTAATGAGATTTCATTAGTCGTTGCCTTGTCTTGTTTTTTCAAAGCCAAAGTTAAAACCTGAGAATAAATTGAAGTACCTGCATTAGCATCTGCTGTAAAAGTTTCTACTAATGAATTACCATCTGCCAAAAGGTCGTATTTAAAGACCTCTGTTACAGCTGCATCTATTGCAGTTGCTTCGTTCGCTGTTACCGTAAACGAATCTTGTAAATAATCTAAAAAGAAAACGGATTTTATTCCGCCCACCGCATCTCTGCAGGGTTCTGTTCTTCCACTTGTTAATACACATTCCATATTTTTATATTTTTAAATAAAAAGGGTGGCAGCTACAAACATACCACCCTTTATTATTGTTAATAATTGATTTAATTAATCAGGAGTAGTTGTAGACAAATAGTAAACAATATCCTCTGAATTATAATATCCAGTTGCTGCACCGTAAACCAAACGACCTCTAACTTTTCCAGTTAGTAATCCGATTTCGTCTTCATCTACAATAGAAATCTCGTTTATATCAGTTAGTAAACCCGTTGCGAAAACTAAGTTTTTAACTTCATAAATTGCGATTGTATTGTCAGGTAAACCGTTTACTTCAGTAAGCGTGTATCTTCCGAAACGTGCTTGCTTCTCTTCTGCGTTACCATCGTTTGCAATTCCTTTAGATACTAAGTAAAAGGAATATGCTTGAAACACATCAGGACTTACAACTACTTTTAAGTCTTTACGTCTGATTCTTACAGGTACAGCGTTTAAAGCTAATTTTAATTCAGCTTCTACTGTTGCTTCTGTAATAGCGTTACCACTTGGCACAATTCCGTTGTTTGCTTTTATTACCGCAGCATCTGCTGTAAATTGAGCAAGAAACCCGCCAAATTCTCCAGCCGTTGCAGCTGCGCCAGTCCAGATGTCAGTATCAACTTTTTCAGCTTGTGAACCTAAAACCATTAACTGGATAGCTTCTAAAATGTCAGCTGGTGCGTTTGGATTTGATGCGCTTGCGCCCATAGAATCCTCACTCCAAGTTTGTCTGAAATCTTCTTTACATACATCAAAATCATTTTTCAATTTTTTGATTGTAAGTACTTTTTCTGCTAAATCGATTGTGCCTGCTGGACTAAATCCACAAGCATAATTTGCAGTTCCATCAGTGTAAGAACCTTTTCTAAGATTCATTTTAAAATTAACATTATCAGATACAGATACTAAACCCAATCTTAGGGTATCAGCTTCTTTAAATGATTCGCTAATTATTGCGCCAGCTACCTTGCCAGCATAGTTACTAGATACGTTTGTTGTTGTTGCCATTGTTTATTTATTTATTTCTCATTAATTCTAACATACGACCTTTGCTTGATAATTGAACACCTAGAGTTTCTCCTCTGTGTTTAATTGGTGCTGCTTCTGGTGCTTTAGAAAGTTCAACTTTTAAATTTTCGTTTTCGTTTTTAAGATTTTGATTCTCTTTTGAAAACTCTGCTTTTACTGTTTCAATTTTACCTTCAACTTCTTTTTTGAAGCTGGCTAAAAATTGCTCTAACATAGACTTGAAACCATCCATATCAAATTCTTCTGCCATTTCTTTTTCGACTGGCATATCTTCTAAAGGCATATCTTCCTCCAGTTTTACATCTTGCTTTTGCTCATTAAATATGGCTTTAAAACCA